AGAAAATACAGAATTAGATACACCTATACCACCGTCAGCTTACAAAGCAATTTCTGCAAGACGCCGAGCGGCCGGACAAGCAGGTCATCCTTATATCGCACCAGAAAAAGGTGGAGTTTCTCCATCCGTTTCTCACGTTGCACCTGAAGATGATACAAACAAAATTGATAGATCAAGATCAAGAGCATTTAGGCCAAGTGATATAGAAAAGGCTAAAGTTGCTCCAGCAAGGGCAAAAGATACTTATCAATCTGATAAAGATACCGCATATGCTTTAAGAAGGGCTGGTGATAAAACTGCTGTGAAAACTTTTAAAAAAGCATATAGTGGTTATAGAGCAAAAAGAGAACTTAAAGGTTACGGTTCTTTTATGAAAGGCCTTGGTTCAAACATTATTTCAGGTCTTGGTGAGGAAAACACCTAAATATACCTAAAGGTAGAGGAAACAAATGAAACTAATAACCGAAGAAATTCTAGACATTCAGTATCTTATTGAGGATGATGGTAAAGGTGGAAAAAACCGCTTTATCACCGGCATCTTTATGCAGGCCGAGAAAGTCAATAGAAACGGTCGTGTATATCCTATGAATGTCCTCTCCAAAGAGGCGGATCGTTACAACCGCGAATACGTTCAAAAGAACAGAGCATTTGGTGAGCTAGGTCATCCTGAGAATCCTCAAATCAACCTAGACCGTGTGTCCCACATGATTACATCATTGCATCCTGACGGGACAAACTTTATTGGTAAAGCAAAGATTTTAGATACTCCTAACGGAAAAATCGTTAAGAGTCTACTAGATGGTGGTGCAAGCCTTGGTGTGTCAACAAGAGGCGTAGGGTCTCTCAAAGCACACAATGGTTTTCAACAAGTCCAAGATGATTACAAGTTAGCAACAGCAGCAGATGTTGTGGCCGACCCATCAGCACCAGAGGCATTCGTTCGTGGTATTATGGAAGGTAAAGAGTGGGTATTTCTAAACGGTAAATGGACAGAACAGTCTAATGACCGTGCAGTTAAACTCATTAAAGAATCTTCACGCCACGATATTGAATCAGTAGCCTTAAAGATTTTTGAAAATTATATTTCAAAATTGTAAAATACTAAATAACATTAGGAATAATAAAGGAGTATCCTAAACATGGGTAAATCACTACACGAAGCAGCGAAAGCTGTGCTAGAAGGTAAGCAACTAACTGAAGGTGCTTATCCAGAAGTATCACCTGGTAAGATTTCAAATCCTAACCCAGTTGACCCTTCAACAGTAAATACAGTTAATGCTAAGACATTGCATCCTGGTACAAAATCACCAGAAAGTCGTTTTGCTAATCCAAATGCAGCTCCTGCTACATTAGGTTACGACGATTTAGGTGGTGCTACACCAACTTCACTTGCATCTGATAACCTTGGTGCTAAATCTGCTGGTAAAACAGGCAAAGACACATCAAAGTCATCAACTTCTTCCGTTAAGGGTGAAGGTAAGAAATCACTAAAAGCACAACCACAGTCCGGTTCATCTGCTCCTGCTGGTCTTCCAGAAGAGATGGAAGATGACCGTCCAGTAGTTGCTGAAACATCAGCAATTGCCGAGCGTGTTGCTACAATCAAAGAAGCAGCTAAGAAGTCAAAAATGGCCGCATCTGCTTGTTCAATGGAAGAAGAGAACCTTGAGGAAGAAGAACTAGAACTTTCCGAGGAACTAGAAGATTTCATTAACGAAGCAATCGAGGCAGGTCTTGATGAAGAAGAGATCCTTGCTGCTATTGAAGAGAACTTTGAGTTTTCAGAAGAAGTTCTTGACGAAGAATTAGAGGAATCACCAGTCGAGTATTATCCAGTTGACATGTCCGAACATGTTAATGCTCTACTCGAAGGTGAAAACCTTTCAGAAGATTTTCATGCTAAGGCAACCACAATTTTTGAAGCTGCTGTAAAAGCGAAACTTGAAGAAGAAGTTGCCCTACTTGAGCAGGCTTATGCAGAGACATTGGAAGAAAGAGTTGCAGAGATTATGGAACAACTTTCATCTGACGTTGATAACTATCTCAATTACGTAGTTGAACAATGGATCGAAGAAAATGAAGTTGCCGTTGAGTCCGCTCTCCGTAGCGAACTTACCGAAGATTTCATCGGCGGTCTCCGTTCACTATTCGCCGAACACTACATCGACATTCCTGAAGAGGAAGTTGCCGTTGTAGAAGAACTTTCACACACCGTTGAAGAACTTGAAGCAAAACTCAATGAAGAGATTGAACGCAATGTTGCTCTAACAGGCATGATTGCTGAATCTCGTAAATCATAGTTAATAGGTTATGTTTGTGAAGGTCTAACAACTACTCAGGCCGAGAAACTTAAAGGTCTCGTTGAGAATGTTGCTTATACTAACGATGACCAGTTTATCGAAAAGATTTCAACACTACGGGAGAACTATTTCCCAACATCAGTTAAGTCTGATGCAGTTCTTGACCGCGTAGAGTCCGCAGATCCATCAATGATTAACGAAAGCAATCTTGAGGGTCCTATGGCAAACTACGTAAAGGCACTTGGTAGAAGCCTCCCAAAGTAATTTAATTAGTTATTATAACTAAACTAAACATAGAAAGAAGGAAACTAAAATGTATTTAACAGAACAACTAGAACAGAAGTGGTCACCAGTTCTTGACCACGATGGTCTCAACGCAATTAAGGATCCATACCGCCGTGCGGTTACAGCCGTAGTTCTTGAGAACCAAGAAAAAGCAATGGCCGAGGAAGGCCGCACACTTAACGAAGCTGCACCTACAAACTCAGGTGGCGGTCTCGGTTCAGGTACATCAGTTGGTTCATACGATCCAATCTTGATTTCACTTGTTCGTCGTGCGCTTCCTAACCTAATCGCATATGACGTTTGTGGCGTTCAGCCAATGACCGGTCCTACCGGCCTCATCTTCGCTATGCGCGCTCGTTACTCAGCAATGGGTGGCCAGGGTCAAGGTACAACAAACGAAGCATTGTTCTTTGAAGCTAACTCAAACTTCTCTTCACAGAACGCCGGCGGCGGTCTTGCTGGTACATCTTCTGGCAACACATCAAACACCGATCCTGTATTCGCTCTTGGCGATTCAGCAACATATGGTGTTGGTAAAGGCATGACAACAGCACAGGCCGAAGCTCTTGGCGACGGTACATCAGGCAATGCTTTTGCTGAAATGGCCTTCTCAATTGATAAGGTTACTGTTACAGCTCGCTCACGCGCTCTAAAAGCAGAATACACCACAGAACTTGCTCAGGATCTTAAAGCCATTCACGGCCTTGATGCTGAGACAGAACTTGCTAACATTCTCTCAACAGAGATTCTAGCAGAAATCAACCGTGAAGTTATCCGCACCATCTACCGTTCAGCATCAGCTGGCGCTCAGTATGGTGTTACAACTGCTGGTACATTCGATCTTGACACAGACTCAAACGGCCGTTGGTCAGTTGAGAAGTTCAAAGGTCTTATCTTCCAGATCGAACGTGAAGCTAACGCTATTGCGAAGGCAACCCGTCGCGGCAAAGGCAACGTCATCATCGTTTCTTCTGACGTTGCATCCGCTATGGCTATGGCTGGTGTTCTTTCCTATACACCTGCTCTATCTGCCGACCTAACAGTTGACGATACAGGCAACACCTTCGTTGGTATGCTCCACAACCGCATTAAGGTTTATATTGATCCTTACTTCGGTGGTTCAGCAGTTGGCGACGAGCTTGTTACAGTTGGCTTCCGTGGTCAGTCACCATTCGACGCTGGTCTATTCTACTGCCCATACGTTCCACTACAGATGGTTCGTGCAATCGGTCAGGATACATTCCAGCCAAAGATTGGTTTCAAAACCCGTTATGGCATGGTTGCTAACCCATTCGCAACATCTGCTGGCGACGGCGTTGTTGGTGATCGTAACACATCAGGTCAGGCTAACATCTATTACCGTATTTTCAGAGTGCGGAACCTCACTTGATTTATCAAATACTTATACACAACTTATAAGTGTATAAGACAAACTGCCGGGGATTTACTCCCCGGCATTTTTGTTGGTTGACCAAAACTTTTCTGCTCTTATTCTTTTCATAGTTTCGCTTGTTTTCTTTTTAGTTTCTTCGCTTCTGACTCTTGGATTTTCAGCAAGATACTTTTTTGCCGAATCACTCATTTTCTTTTTTGTTTCTTCTGTTCGTTTAGATCCAATATTGGATTGTACCATACACTCTACTCTTGCTCTGCGTTCTTCTTCTGACATGGAGAAAAACTGTTTTCTTTTAGTATCTTTCATCTTCTCAATAGCGGTCTTATCTAATGCTGCGGCAGGACATTGGTTGTATCCACTGGGCCATAATGTATTATACATATTAATATAATGGTTTTCTCTTTCATTTAGGTTCTCAACATTTTCTTCCAGAACCTCATAGTCAAAGTTATTCCATCCGTGTTTCCTGATAGAACGATGGAAATAATAATTAGAATCTCTTTCCATTGCTTCGTGCAAGTGGTTGCGTTTCCTTTGTTCTGGATGTATGGTTTGTCCGATATATTTCTTTCCAGTAACCTTGTTTGTGTAACAGTAAATGATACCCATAATAACCTCCTTGGTCGTTCGTAATCTAACCTAATAGTATATAGTCATCAAAAAACTTTTTTCAATGAACCAAACATTAACGGAACATTAAACTTTCGTAATGTTGGCCGTCAAAAGTGAATGCCTAAATACCAGACGGAGGCATTAATGACTACAGAACCATATAC